CTAACTGCGCGCCAGTGAAGCCGTTCGGACACTCTCAGAGGCGCCAGGCGTCGCAATCAGACGCTCCACGGACTCCATCGTCACGAACGTACAGCTGCAGTCCACATTGGTACACTGGTGGTAGCGCTCTTTGGTATTTTCACTGAGATAGCGACTGGTACGCGCATGCGCTGAATGCTTGCACTTAGGACAATGAAACATGTACCCCTCCACTTGATTCACATTTTGTGAATCAATAATACCCAAAATAAAACCAATAGCAACTACATTACTCACTATCAACAGTAAATTTTTCGTCGCTGACGTTCAGCTCAAGCTTAAGCTGCGTGGTAAATCCGCTATCGTTGAGGGTATGCACCACCTCGCTGATGATCCACGCCTGCTCGTCAATGACGCGTTTAAAACCGTTTACCAGCACCGGCGTTTCGGGGAACAGATCGGCGCGTCCCAGCGCAAGCTGGATGGAAAACTCCACGGTTCCCCGCTGAAGCGCGCGCCACTTCGCCTCTGCAGCCCTGAGCGCCTGTTCTTCAGAGGCATAAACCGTGGTAAGCTCAAATACGTTCTCCGCCGATCCCACCAGCCTCTCTTGCGGTTTCTGCTCCTTGCCTGCTGCTCCCGCTACCGGTGCGGCGGCATCCGGGTGCTGCAGTGCTTCTGTCTGCTGCCCTCCGGACTGACGATTAATACTCAATTGAGGATTTTGTTGTTTGGGGTCACGCGTTTGCAGCCATTTGGCCGTTACGCCGGAATAATTTTCACGGTCAGTTATGGAAAAAAGGTGCTTATCGCCATCCCCACGTTCAATCATCATTAAGGAAAGCGGAGTGCCGCTGGCCGTCACGGCCTGGCCCGCTTTCATAAAGATAATCTTCCCGGCTTTGATTGAAACAAATGCTCCATTACGTTCAGCAAGGCGGGAGAGGAAGGCCGCGTCTGTCTCCTGAGACTGGTCAATATGAGAGATGGCGATGGATGCAAGCCCCGACGCGACGCTGGCGGTCAACTGGTTACGCTGAGCGATGGTATCGACTATCGCGCCAATCGTCATGTCATGCCACGACTGTTCGCGCCGCACGTTTAGCTTTCCACGAAAATCTGCGCTGAATCCCTGGATGGTCAGCGTGTCCGGCGCGCCCCGGAAATGAATCGCATCAATCGTAAAGTCCCCTTTCTCCTCGAGCGGGGTTCCCTCCCATCCCAGCCATAAGGACAGCCTTGCCCCCCGGGCAGGCAAGTCCAGCAGCCCGTCGGAATCATCCAGCAGAATATCCAGCTGATCGGCTTCCAGCCCCCGTTTGTCGGTCATGGTCAGGCTGATAAGACGATGGCTGAAATTTTGCGTGATATCACGATCGTCAAGCTTAAGCATAAAATCAGGGGCGATTTTTCCACCCGCCCGGATATTCATTTCGGTGATCATCCCACCAGCCCTCCAATGCTATTCCGTGCGCTTTCCACCAGCTCTGAGGCCTGCGTTCGCAGGTCGCCAAACGTCGTCATCAGCGATTCGTCCACGCGTTTTAGCGACAGGGTAAACTCAATTTTTCGGGCGGTACCGTCACTGTAAAAATCCGAATGCGTGTGCGTGACTTTCTCAATGACAAACATGCCGTGAATGATGCCGGTACCGTCTATCAACGGCCATGCCCGTCCTTCATTCGCCATCAGCTCAACCGCCTTGAGAGAAAGTCGCCCTCCCGTGAGTTCCGGGTAAAGTAACCCGGTGAGGGTAAAAGATGTCTCGCCTTCGCCAAGATACTGCCAGGCTTTGGGTTTCCCGATGCGATCGTTGGACGCCCAACGGTAGTCCTTTGTAAACTGCATTGTCTGATACGGTAAGGTTCGTCGTTCAAAGACAAACAGCCCCAGCACCATTAACATTTTCTCTCTCCTCAACCATATATATAGCTGGATTGCTGCCGTCTCATTTTTTCACGTTCACTATTCTCTATGGCCTCACGAATTTGACGAGTCAGATCCGTTCCGGAAGAGATGTCACCCTGCAGCGTGATGTTATATTCGCTTTTACTCTGATCGACGTAAGAACGACCTGCAGCAGCAACGGTTGGCTGATACCCCAGGCTGCCGCCATAGAACCCCGCGCCTGGAACAGACGAACTGCCTACTGGAGGAGATGCCGCTTCTGCTTTTGCCGCTGCGGTGTCGAGATTATCCGACTCACTTTTGATAATACCGAGCTTCTCCAGCAGCCAGCTGGCCTTGCCACTCAGGCTGTTAAAGAGATTCAGCGGTGCCATTAGCGCCTCTCCCAGCGCCTGCCCAAAAATCACGCCTGCATTTTTACAGCCATCCAGCGTTTCCTGCGTCGCCTTAATCGGCGAGATCAGGTCAGTGAACCACTGCCAGATACCGCCCACCTTCTCCGAGATAGCATCAAATACCGTCATCAGCGGTGAGAACAACTCGCCTAACGGTGCGAAGGCCGCCGAAAGCCCCTCCATCACGCCGCCAAAGAAGGCGCTGATGGGCTCCCAGTATTTGAAAATGAGTAATGCACCTGCGGCAATCGCTGCACCAAGGGCGATAACCGGCCAGCTAAGGGCTCCCAGTACCGTCATGATGGCCCCGCCCACCACGCTGAATACCGTTCCCAACATCCCGGCTGCGGTAATGACCATATTGACGCCCGTCAGAACCGGGCCGATAGCCATACCAACTCCCCCCAGTACGCCTGAAAACGCCTGCGCGCCGACAACGATGCTGGCGAGGGTCTGCGTTAACGCGGGGTTGGCATTCACCCAAAGGGAGGCCGTGCTAAGCCAGCCGGTTGCGGTTGTTATCAGTTTACGCAGAGCACCATCCGCTTTATCGAACACGTCAATCTTCAACCCGCTCCACGCGGCCTGGAATCGGTTGATATCGCCGTCAAGATTATCGGTCTGCACGGACGCCGCAATCGCGGTACTGCCTTTTGCCCCCTGCAACTGCTGGCGTTTTTCATCAAGCGATCCATCACCCGCAGCGGAAGCCAGCGCCCCCGCGGCTTTTATGGCATCCGGCGTCTGAACGTGACGCAACATCGCGCTGAGCGCGTCCCCGGCGGCGGCGCCTTTCATCCCTTTTTCCGCCAGAACGCCCAGCAGCGCGGTGGTCTCTTCAAGCCCCATACCGGATGCATCCGCAGCGGGCGCAGCGGAGGTGACGGCCGCCACCATCTCAGCGAGGCTGGTATTTGAAGAGGTAGAACCGCGCGTAAGCACATCTGCGATGCGTCCCGCGTCCGTATCGGCCAGGCTATACGCGGCCTGCGTGCTGGCGATCATATCGGCCGCTTTAGCCGCGTCGACACTCCCCGCCAGGCTGAGGTTGACCGTTGGCGCGGTGGCCGCAAGCAGCCCATCGGCGTCATAGCCTGAACGAGTCAGTTCGGTTTGTGCCCGAAGGACCGTATCTGCAGGTACTCCGGTCCTGGCGCTGACCTCCCGCGCCTGCTGGCGAATCGCCTCAAGCCGGGAATCCCCCTTCGCCAGGCCAAGGTTTGCCTGAATGGCCGACATCTGCTTTTCAAAGCTGATGCCAGGCGCCATAAACCGGGACGTCTGGTCAAAGCCCGCTTTTGCCATGCCCACCCCCGCAGTCGCCAGCTGGTTCACCCGCGCGACAACGCGTTTGCCTGACTCGTAGCGGTTCTGAACGGTACTCAGTCTCTCCTGCTGCTGATTGACGCGAGCCAGCGCATCCCGCTGTCGGTTAAGCTGCTGCGTTTTTTCACTGATATGGGTTCGTAAACGACGCTCATCCGACGAGAGCGTGCGCGTGTTTATGCCTGCCTGTGTGAGTTCAGCGCGCTGACGCTGAACCGAGTAGCGCAGGTTGTTGTACTCAAGCTTAAGGTCGGCTGCCGATTTTCGGGCTGCGGACAATGCATCAGCCTCTGCCTGGGTGGGGTTTTGCGTGTTTTTAAACTGCACCGCCAGCGCCGCGGCCTGCTGTTTCGCCCGGGCAACAGACTGCTCAGTCATGGCGAGCCGGGCGTTTGCTTTCCTGAAGCCATCAATCCGCCCCGCCTGCTCATCGAGCACCCCCAGCGCCGTCTGTGAATCACGGATATCGCTTGCGAGGGTGCGGCTCGCGTTATGGAGAGCGTTAAGCGGTCGGGTTGCCCGGTCGACTGCCTTAAGCAGCTCCTGAAGTCTGACATTATTACTCATGGTGGTTTCCGCTTCGCTGCAGCGCTTTTTCGCGCCATAAGAGGAGTTCGGTCACGCTCAGGGAGTACAGCTCTGACGGCGGCCAGTGAAAGATCACCGCGATATCCGCCATCAGATCGTCGACCGACAGGTTTTCGGGAAATTTCAGCGAGCCGAAGCCGGTGACAAAAAACCGATCACCTTACCTGCAAAAGAGAGCAGATCGCAGGCATCCAGGCGCGCGACCTCATGCTCGGTCAGTGCTGGTGAGGTCATTCGCGGCAGCACCTTGATCAACGCATCGACATCGGATTGCGCCAGCGACGCCAGCGATACCCCACGCAGGGTTCCCGCATTGGGTTTTGCAACGGTCACTTTTTCAATTTTTTGCTCGCCGCGCAAAACGGGGCTATCAAGCGTGACGATGTGTGGGTTTTCACTTTCGTTCATGGTGGTCTCGTTGATATTTTCCATTTCGATACTCTTAGAAAGTTAACTTACCGGCCGGCGATCCCGGCCGGTTAAAGGGTTACAGGCCGATGGCCTTACGGTGTTCCGCCAGGCGATCAACGCCATCGACTTTCAGCACCATGTTGATGATGTCGATTTCAATGATCTCTTTGCCATCGATGGTCAGCTGGTAGTACGCGCACTCGGTGGACATCTTGGTGGTGCCGCTCTCGCCCTGCTTGTTTTCACCGCCATCAAACTCTTTGTGACGGCCGCGCATGACGATTTCGACGGCGGAGATTTCGCCGGTATCATCGCGCTGATAAGAGCCGGTAAAGCGCAGAGGCACGCTGTCCGCGCCCGGAGAGGCATACTGTGCCCACAGCGCGGCGTCCGGCAGACCGCCAACGGTCCACTCCAGCGCCAGGGCATCATCGTCCAGGCCAAGGTCAACAGAGACCGAGCCCGGCATGCCGCCACCGCGATACTTCTCCAGCTTGCGGGTAAGTTTGGGTAAGGTGACAGACTCAACAACGCTCATATAGCTCAGGCCATCGTTGAACATATTCAGATATTTCAGTTTGCGTGGTAACGCCATGCTTCAGCTCCTTAGCTATTAACCGAATCTGACAGGTCAGCCAGATAGGTATCGGTGATGCGCTGGCGCAAGGTCAGATTTTCCAGCGGCGGGACAGGGGTGTAGTCGTAATCGATATACAATTTCCCCGCTTTCAGGGTGGATGCATCGTTCGATTCAGGGTCATACCAGCAGGAGCCGTCAACGATATAGCCGTTGGTTTTGAGCTCGCGGAACTTGGCATTGATACCGGACACGATGTCGCGGATAAGCGTAGGGGTAATGGGTTTATCCATCGCCCATGCATGCGCTTCGGCCATGGTATCGGCCAGCACCTGTGCGGTACGGGTGTAGTTTTCAAAGACGAATAACGGATCGTCTGAACAGGTACGGTTGCCCCAGAATTTGAAGCCATCGTTACGAATCAACGTGGTGACACCGGCCTGGTTAAGCAGGTTGGCATCGGTCGCTTGCTCCTGCAGATCCCAGGAAACAGAGGCGCTTACGCCCGTGACGCCGTTGACGCCCACGTTCGACAAGGTTTTATGCCAGCCCATTGTCTGGTCGATTTTGGCGCGCAGGCCAAGGGCGCGAGCGGTCGCCCATGCCATCGTCGTCGCATTCGTGGTGGTATCCCATGCCAGAAAATCAGGGTGGATAACCATCAGCTCGCGCTGGCTGAAGTTTTTGCGGTACTCGATCGCGTCAGAAATGGTTTTACAACCCCATGCGCTGACATAGCCGAACGCGCGCAGGCTCTGGCACATTGCGGCCAGTGCGGTTGCCACTTCCTGAGAGTCCAGCCCCGGTACGCCGAGAATACGCGGCTTAACGCCGGTGACCGTTTTCGCGGTCAGAAGCGCCTTCAGGCCGGTGTATTTGCCGTTTTCATCAGTGGTGCCAATGATGTTGGAAATTGTCTGCTGGCGTGCCTCTTCCGGCGTTTCTGCGGTGCCTTCGGCCACGCGAACAACAACGACAACCGGTTTACACTGGTCAGCAATCGCCTGCAAAGAAGCGGACAGCGTCCCCGCCTTACCGGCTTTCGCAATTGCATTTTGCACGTTGGTAATGAGCACTGGTTCGTTAAGAGGGAATGCCTTGTCGTCAGCATCGCTGGCCGTGCAGACCATGCCGATGATTGCCGTCGAGACGGTGGAAATAGTGCGGGTGCCATCGTTGATTTCAATGACTTCCACGCCGTGGTGATAGTCGCCCATCCGTTTAACACCGTGGTTTAGTGGAGCAACCATTTTGTGATGAATTCGAAATGTTAGAAATGAAATGCCGTTGGTGAAGTTACAGCACAACGCATAATCGCAGGATATAGTTTTTCCTAGATAAAAATATTGACGATAGTGCGAAAAAAAATGAAGTGATTATCAAATGCAATCATAAATGAAATTTTTTATTTCATTTCACTAATGAATAGAGATGTAACAATATCGATTACAAGTGGGATTGTAGAGTGCATAATAATGAAAGGATATTTAAACTAAAGCCCGCAACTCACGCGGGCTTAGTGTTAACTGTTAGGCGGCGTTTCAGGCCAGATAATATCCGGAGCGTTGTTAGTATCAATGCGACTAAGAATAACCCGATATCTCTTCCACTGCTGCAGAGAGGCGATCTCCGCGTCCGTCGCCATAGATAAATCAACAGCATCCTGTAGGGGAGAGATCGCCTGTGTCGCTATAGACAATAACCTCTCCTTAGTTGACCTGGCTATCGATATACACTCTTCTTGTGATGGCGGAGCGATATCAATCCACTCCATGCAATTTCTATCAATATTGTAATGAGGTGTCTTTCTGTCAGGTGACACCATGAAAGATTCATATTCCAGGTCTGAAATCTCCCTCAAATCCAGAGGAACAAAAATACCTTGAGCTTCGTAAACCTGAATCGTATCTTCAAGATAAAAACTGCTATCTGCGTTGCTAAAAAATTTTCTCATTTCAATAGCCTGCCACAATTAATGAAAATGTACCGTTACAGTTATGTGTTTCGATTTTCACCTGATTCTTTCCAACTGGCGTGCAAAGATAAAATGAATCTGAGTTATTACCACCACTACCAAAATAACTTACGCCGGTGCCCAAAATACCATTAGGGAATGACGTTGGCAGAGTAACTGTCACGGCAGTGTTATTACCGACCACAACACTTCTAACTGCCTGCATAAAGACAGTACCATTACCGTGTGTGTAATAAGCATTATTGTTGCCCGTTGTGGTTCTTCCTATACCATAGCGAGCATCCGATTCAGCTTTAGTGTAAGCCTGACCAGCAGGTGTGTAACTACCTTTTGCCTGAAATCTCGAATCGCTTTCAGCTTTGGTGTAATAGCGCCCATCAAAGTTAGAATAATTGGTGGGTATTATCTGACCTGAAAATGAAAATGTGGTGGTATTCCAATAACCGAACATCTTATTATTAGCCCAAAGATCAACCTGACCGTCTTTTGAGCTACGTAATCCAGAATCATTATCACCAATATTTAAAATTGCATTGCCAACACCACCAATCTGGACGGGACCATTTGCAATTACAGATTTCCCTTGCACAGGATTTAGCGTCACTGAACCGTCAGTTTTTAACTGAACGTTATTGTTTCCGCCTTTATAGTTATTAAAAACAGTGTCTGCGTTGTTGGTAGAACCTGCTCCAACATACCAGTGGTTAGCACCTGACGAATCACGGGAAATAATATAACTTGGCGCACCCGCTGTTTTTGGCCTTAACAGGATTGTTTCACCATCAATGTTCATGGTGAGTTTACCTGTCATCGCATCACCCGCTTTTGCTACCGCACCCACATCCCCGGCAGTAGGTTTATTGGCCGCGTCATACTGCTTAACCCATCCAGACCACGTCCCGCTGTAAAGTGTACGGATGTATGAGAGGGAGCTGTTATAAATCCGGTAAATCTGCGTGATACCCGCATGCTTATAGACTACCAGCGAGCCGGCATTCGATTCAGGATAGTTTTTACCGGTCTGTGCCTGGGCATTCGCTGGCTGGTAATACAGCCCGGGGGTGGTATAGGCATTCAGATCCTCTGCATTACCAATCCCCACAGCCTGACCGTTAAAGATATCCTGTGCAGTAACATTAATGTCGCCTGTTAACGCACGGCCATTAACCTTACGCCCAGACGGTACTCTCCCATTGGCATTATCATTGGCTGCCTTAACCGATTTTGCTGTTGCCGCTAGCGTCTCAGACGCGCTATCGGTTGCACTGCTAAGCTGAACGATGCCCTTTTGCGTCGTCGTTGCATCTGCAGCCGTATACTTTCCTTTCGCCAAATCATACGCTGCCTTCACCGCCTTTGGCGTCGCCGCCAGCACCTCAGAGACACTATCAATAGCGCTGCTTAGCTGGACAATTCCTTTGCGCGCAGTTGTCGCATCCACCGCCGTGTACTTAGCGTTTGCCAAATCGTAAACCGCCTTCACCGCTTTCGGCGTTGCAGCGAGCACCTCGGAGGCGCTGTCGATTGCGCTGCTGAGTTGTGTAAAACCCTTAGCGGCAAGGGTCGCGTCCGGATGGCGCCGCGACTGTTCATGCTCCGCGAGCTTACCGTCTACATAATCCTGCGTCGCCATCACCGTTGAGGTGTCAATCATCAACTCAACCGAAGAGATATCGCTCACCATAATGACCATACGTACAGTCTGTGCGCGTCCCGAGCCCTCTTCCAGCTTGGGCTTGTAACTTTCTGCCATATTCCCGACCGCAATCAGCGTCCCGGTATCGTCATACAGCCCCATCTCGCGCATCCAGAAACCGCCAACCTCAGGAGGAATCAGCAGCTCCGCCACGACATAGTTTTTATTCTTTTTGTCCTGGCTAATTTTATTCAGCGCATGCCGCCAGACTTCATTGACGAGTTTCGTCTGGTTTGCGTTTGGCGCTGGCAATGTACCGCCACCGTCACCTACGGCCATCGCCGTAAAGTTCACTTTCTTGCCGTTCGGGATGGTCGCGGCAGCCAGTTTTTCGGCACCGGCTTTGGTGATAACCGTTTTATATTTCACTGTCATTGTGCTCTCACTTATCCGGGATAAACCGTGATGATGTCGCCGTCATAGCTCAGGGCACCGGTGTAGAGATATCCCGGTATGTCCTGGATGATATTCAGGCCAATAAGGTGGCGGCTGGCAGGCTTTGCATCAGCAATAAGCCTCTCCATTTCGTAATACATTTCCTCGGTGATGCCCGTGTCTAAGACGCCGATATCAAGGCGAAAGGTGCCGGGCGGATCGTTGGTTTGCCACCATTCGGTGACGTTGATCAGATAGCCAAGCGGTTCCACCACACGACGCACGGCGCCAATCGTCCCCTTGTGGGCATGAATAAACCACGCCGCGCGAATCACATCCCGCCTGGTGGCTTCCGGCCAGTTCTCATCCCAGCGATCAACCGAAAACGCCCATGCCAGCCAGGGCAGCAGATTCGCCGGGCAAGTGTCCGCACTCCAGAGATGCCGCAGCGGAACAGGCGTATTTTCAATGTCTGCACAGGCGCGCGCGGCCGCCACCTCAAGAAATGACGAACCAACCGGTAAAAGGCGGGTATTACTCATCGTTCCCCCCCACGGTTACGCTGTAGTGGCTGCACCATGAAGCCTGAGTTTCATCAAGTACAATGTCAGCCGCGGGCGCGGTCAGCTCTACGCGTTGCACCCCTTCAACATGCAGTGCCGCGTAAATGGCGGACTTGCGAATATCGCGTCCAAGCCGATGTTGAGCCGTGATATAGGCCTGTAACCGGGCTCTTGCCGCGCTGAGTACAGGTTCACTTTCAGGGCCGGGAAAAAGGAAAAGCGATGCCTCAATTCGGTAGTCAACAATGTAGGCCGACTGGACGGTCACACGGTCGGCAACGGGCCTGACGTCCTCATCGTTCAGCGCATTGCGAACAACGGCGAGCAGTTCCTCAGAAGCCACGCCGTTATTCTCCCGGGAGAGCACAGAGACCGTGACGTTCGCCGGCTGTGGACTGATAACGGAGATATCCGCCACCCGGCCATCTGCACTGCGACCGTGGAACTGATAAGCGCCCGTCGAACCGGCCACGCTCAGCCCTTCCGGCGCTTGCTGGATGCGCAAACGAAAGTCGGTATCAGACTCCATCACAGCTGGCGTGGGCGGAAACGTCGTATCGTCGGCGGGGGTAATGACCAGACGCGCAAGGTTAGCGTTAGCCCCAAGCTGGTCGAGATCGCGGCCGGCAGCGTAGGCCAGCATGACCGCACGCGCGGCCTCGTTCACGCGCTGGCGCCACATGACCTCCCGATAGGCGTTCTCCTGCAGCAGCTTCACAATCGGCTCTGATTCCAGCGTCAACGTACGTGCAATCGCCTCTCGCTCCTCTTCCGGATAGAGCGAGACAAAGGTGGCCTTTCGTTCTGCCAACAGCGTTTCATAATCCACCTCCTCCACGACATCAGGCGCGGCGAGCTGGCTCAGATCAACAATAGCCATAGCGTTTAACTCAGTGAAATGGTGATAGAAAAAGATTGTCCGGAAGTCGGGCGCGTGCCGGTGATATCGACATACAACGTCCCGTCATTCTCCGAACGCTCGAAAGTGATGGCCGTCAGGCTGATCCGTGGTTCCCATTTCTGGATAGCGGAATAACATGCCGCCATGATTTGCAGACGCAGCGCAGGGCTCTGTGGCCTGTCGATCATCGCCGCCAGCAGCGAGCCGTAATCACGGCGCATAACCCGCGAGCCGACAGGCGTCACCAGAATATCGCGCACGCTCTGCCGGATGTGTTCTGCCTCTGAAATGCTGAGCCCGGTCTGCCTGTTCATCCCCCTGTAACGCACCGTCATTGTGTCCCCTTAGTCCAGCTTCCGCCGCTTTGCACACTGCCGTGCGCGTGGTTGTCCACCTGCACCCCGTTGGAGGTGAATTGACCGCCGGAATGCGCAATATTCCCGGCCATTACCCCGCCCTTCTGCACCTCAAGCGAGGCGGTAATTAACTTGTTGGTACACACCACCTCAGGCGTATCCAGCGTGATGCGGGACGTTGACGTCACCCGCACCTCCGGCACGGTGGCGGTCAGCGATTCAGAGGCGGTAATGTCGGCTGTTTTAATACCTGAAACCGTCAGCGCCCCGCGTTCGGGTTCGTACTCGATCACCGCGCCGTCAGGAAACGAGACGTGGAACGCATCAGGCGAACCGGACGGCGCCGGATGGTCGTCCGAGAAAATACCCGGTAGCACAAAGGCGGTATCGAGCTCGCCGCCGATGGCCAGCAACAGTACCTGTTCTCCCTCGGAAGGGGCCCACCACACGCGAGAACGTCCCGCACGACAGGTTAGCCAGTTCAGCCAGGTGGTTTTCATCCCGCCGGTCTGCACACGACAAAGCCCTCTGTTGAGGTCAACATCGGTTACAACACCGATACGAATAAGATTGCGGATCGCGCGAGCGATGCCGTTCATGGAAGTTAGCGTATTCATAAGAAGAGAATGCCGTTCAGAAAGAACGGCAGCAACGAGACGGGGTTTGGTGCGGGATGAGACAACAAGCTGGCAAGACAACAGACCGCAGGCGGCCCTCAGCGCGGGGAAATTACGCCTCCCACTCGCTGACCAGCTCCCCGTTGATGTATAGGGCCTTCGGACGCGTGACGGGCTCCGGCAGCGGCGGTTCGGGGGAATACGTTGCGTGCAAACCGCCCTCTTCCTGAGAAACAAGAATGCGCTCGGTTAATTGCACTTTGATGCTGATATCCATCGTATCGTCATCGTTTAAAACGATCGTGAAGGAACAGCCGTTTTTGCGGCCTTCATCGAGGGTAAAAATGTCCGGCTGGTTTTCCCCAAGCCAGGCCACTACCGGGACGAAAACGCCCTCGCTGTCGCCGGAGAAGCTGTTGACCTTCGCATTCAGCTCATAGTGCTTTTCAAAGGAGAGCGAGGAGGCAAGCCGGGCATCGATATTGCCGCTGCCGACCGACATCTGCAGCCGATCCGGGTTTGCTTTCAGTTGGGAAATCGCGTCAATTAATGCCTGACGCAGGCTCTTGAGTTTGTGCATCGATTTTATCCTGACAGTCTTTAATGGTTTCAACCTGCAGCGCGCAGGCGATAAGGGCATACTCAAGCCTGCGAATATCTGCACTGAGATCGCCGTTAGTGGCGGGTTCGCTTCCCGGCATTGGGCAGCGGCTCACCTTCGGGCAGGCGTTGTAAACAATGGGCTGCGGAGGCGCAGGCGGTACGGGTGTGCAACCGGCGGACAGCATCAGGCAACTGAGTGGTATACCAGCGGCGTAACGCGTCATTTTCATTGAGTAATCTCCCGATAGTCGCTTCCCGTCTCGCGCGTTCCTCACTCGCAGTGAGCAGTTCTTCACGAAGCCTGACCTGGGCGACTTCATGTGTTCGGGCAACCCGTTGCGACAGGGAAAGCTGCTGGTTAAGCGTGGCGAGGGCGTTTTTTTGTTCACTGGCAACCCGGTTCGCGCTGGCTAAGGAACGGGACAGCGTCAGGTTGTCATGACGAAGCCACAGCGTGATAGCCAGCAGACCGGCCAGCAACAGCATCAGGACTTTCACGGCAGCCCCTTCATGCACCAGGCCTTCTCGCGGATACGACGATTTTCCAGCCCGGCATTTTTAACGCCATTCACATATACCCAGCGGGTAAGCTGCCCGCATGCCTGCGACCACTGTTTACGCTTAATAAACGACACCAGGGTCGAACGGCAGGCGGCGCCCGTGCCAACATTAAACGTGAAACTCACTAGCGCGTCGTAGACCCGGGGTGGCATCTCAACCGACGCGCACACTGCCAGCCGACGTTCAACATTGAGCACATCAGCGACCAGATTTACCGCTGCCTCACGCTCGGTAATATCCCGTGCAGGCACAACGTTTGCCGTGTGGCCAATGCCAGACGTCCACACGCCAGCGCTACACCGGTAGGGCGAGAGGCGACATCCTTCGAGATCGGCAATCAACGCCAGCCCATCAGGGGACGTTTTCAGTAACCGAAAGTCAGGTATCAGCACCGCCAGGGCCAGCACGCCAGCGACGCTGCAACGCTTAATGATTGAGTTCACGAATACTCTTCTTATCGAGTCCAAGAGACTGGAGATAGCGCCAGGTTTTTCGTTTGAACCAGTAATTCGTCAGCGCGGTAAAAATGGCGCACAGACTTCCCACGTACAGCGCGACTTTTTCAGGAGACATCGCCCCGAACCAGGCCAGTGCCACGGCCAGCCAGTAGGCGATAAACGTGGTGATTTTCTCCAGGCTCAGTCCCATAGGTTTACGGATTCTTTTGTGGGGGCGCTATCAACCTCCGGCATCTCTACCGGCGTGCCATGAGGCAAGATAACGCCTGATTCGGCGAGGCCAGAATTGGCCTTCAGAACGGCTTCAACGACGCCTGCCGTGCGCCCATAAAAACGGGCGCAAATGGCATCAAGCGTGTCCCCCTGCATTGCATAGATCTTCATCAGACGCTCCCAACATCCGGTTTTCCAGGTACTGTAGAGTTTCCTAGGCCAGCGGCTTTTTCGCTATCGATGAGAGATGGGCAATCCCGGACACAACAGACCGTCCGCGAGCAACAATGCGCGGTTTAAGGGAAACGCAAAATCTGAATGAAGTGTTCGTTCCGGGTAATGACGCAGGGCTAGCGCCAGCTTTCATCTTCCCAGACTTCCCGGAGAATAGAATCCAGCGCCTCGCGATCGGCCTCCCTTTCAAGCCCCTGGAGCTCAACCCCCGTTACCGACCCTATTTTCACGGTTACCCGCGATGAGGGAAACAAGGCTCCTATCCTGCGGGTCAATTCACACTGAAATGCCTCGACGATGGACTGGCCAATCAGCTGATCTTTATCGAGCGTGATGTTCACCCGAACATTGCTCTCTTTTTTGATTCGTTCCGGAACAGGCGATGCCGAGAAAACAACGGTGAACGCGTTGTTCTTGATTAAATTTCCCCGCGCAATCTCAGCAATTAAATTCAGGGCAATTTCACGATCTCTCTCCTGACACGTTCCTTCTGTCGTCAGTCGCGCAATCATCTCGACTCGTTCAATCATGACTTGCTCGTTCAACTCTCTGTCCACACAACCTCCACCACGAGATACTGTATAAACATGGGTCTTCCCTTGTTGTGG